TTAAGGTGGTGTGGCCTGTCGCCTTAATGTCCCCCCAGGGCTGGCCAGGATACCCCCCAGTGGGTTTTTCTACTCGACTAAAGTGATATCCCTTTCCCCAATCGTTAGCGAATTATAGGTTCTAGTAATTATTCATCTTATTTTCACCCTCTTGGAAGTCGGGTGTTCTCGTCACTTCGTTCCTCGAATGGGATTAAAAATTTCTATTCTTCTTATCGAGAGAAAGAAATCTTCTGATAAATGGAATGTACTTTGGCCTATGATATGGGAAGAATTATTGCTTTAGTTTAATATATGGAGTAGTTAGTAAAAAGATTGTTTGTAGATTTTCCCCCTAACCCCATAGATTTGGTCTTTTTGTTTTTCAGAGTATTGTTTCCGTTTTCTCTCGGTACTCCTTATATTAACTTACTACCACTTCGGTAGGAGAGAGGTCTTAATAAAACCTATCTACTCTGATACCACAATGTTTTGGTACTTTATTGATTATCTGTATCGTTCTCCAGATAATGAGTTTTACCCCATCTGTTTCATTCCTACTTAGTAGGTTGGAATTGCACCAGTTTATTAGTTAAACAGATCAAAACTACTGTACTAAGATTATAGAATTATGGTTCTGTAGTTGTCAATAGAATTTACTGTATCAAATTAAAAGATGATTAAGGTTTAGAAAATCGGGCCGAGGCTAGAGAAAAAAAATACCGACAAGTGTGCAATCACAAATCGGTACTTTTTATATTGATTTCATACAATAGCCACGAACATAATGGCAATATAATTATATCACTTTATTCTTCTTGATTCATCTTCTCAACATAATCCTCATCTTTCTTCTGTTGCATACCTTCAATATTGGCATCTTGTTCTTTAGTATCATCCATCTCTTTATCGGCTTTATCAGATTGAGGATCTAGTATTTCAATAGCCATTTGAATATGCTCTGCGGCTTGGATAGCTTCTTTGCCATCTCCACTCTGGAGTTTCTCCATTACACCTTCTAAGGTCTTTATACAGTCAATCTTCCAATCGTTTGAAAGAATTGAATTACCTTCTTCTTTTTTGACTTCTTCTTTTTCCATAGGGAAATTACCTTCTGGATCTTTGCTTATAGCGATAGTTAAATTCATAGTTAATTATATAATTTTTATGATGGGATTACTGCCGAAACAGTTTTAGTCTTAGTGATTACAGTATCCGTCACTGGCATAGAGATTGTATAAGTTTTACCATCTACTATCTTCTGGACCGAAACTAATTCACCAGCAGTATTGTAGTTGTGTATTACTGGACCGTTTGATTCTGTTGGACTAGACATAACTAATTATACATTTTTTGGTCTACCAATTGTATCTGTTCTCATATGACAATTTTTACAAAGAGTTCTTCCATTATTTAAATCCCAAATAAAAATACAATTTAAAGCATCTTCAATGTTTTTAATATTATTTGAATGTATTATTTTAGAAAATGGTTCTATATGATCAGCATTTAAAATAATTGCTTTTCCGTTACCACTTTTAGCACCACATAATACACAAGTATAATTATCTCTTTCAAAAACATTACTTCTCCATTCAATATATTTAGTACACGATCTTAATTGTTTTACGATAGGAGTTATTCCACCTTTCCACAAATTTGATTTTTCACCAGGATTAGCACATTTTTTTCCAATATGTTTTAATTTATTTTTCAAAATATATTCACTAGGTTGCTTAAACCCTTTTATAAACTGACCTTTTTTATTGCGTATTTCCATACTATAATTTTGTCATTCCCAATGTCCAAGATCCCTTATATTTTTTAATCCACTCATTCTCAACTACCATATTATTTCGGCCAAATTTATCTTCAAACTTATCTGAATGTTTTAAGTCGGCTAATGCCACCGCATTACCTTCACACTGTTTTAAGTAATCTAATCCAAAACTAACTTCAAATAAAGCATCATCATACTTATTATCCAATTGTGGAATAGAACACCTACTTAGGACCGAAGATAGAAACTTACCGTGAGTTGATCCGAATACTACTGGAGTATTTGATAGTGATACTGAAGTTCCTTTATTTAATTCAAAGCAGATATCAAAAATCGAGGGATCTTTTATTTCCATACTATCCTGAAGTAAAACAAATTCTTCAATATTCATCTTTAAGATTTCTCGTAAAAAGTCTGGAATATAACCTTTACCGTTATTTACCATCAAACTTATTATTGGATATTTATTGTAGTCTTTAAAACTGGCTAAACAATTATTTAACCAATCTAATCTATTTGTTGTGGCACAAATTATTATGGCTTGCATTTTTTAACTACCACTTGGTAGCCGATTTCTTCAACAGTGATTTTGTCTTTATACTGTTCCATAAATCTATCAATAGCTTTCTTGGGGTGTAATTCAGTTCCCATTCTATCGGACCAGTTATAATCATCAAAGATCATTATTCCACCAGGGTTTAATTTTTCAAAAGAATTAACTGCATCAATCCAACAACCAGCTTCAGTGTGGTCGCCATCAACATAAATAAAATCAAAAGTATCTTTTAGTTTTGGTACTTCTTCAAATGAACTACCTTTAATTGTTTTAACTCGATCCAAATATTCTTCTAAATTATCCTTAAACCTTTCGAAACTACCAACTACTTGGAATCCAAGACTATCTGATTCTGGATAGTTTTCCCATATATCAATGCAGGTTAGTTTAGATTTTGGATTAGTTAAAATATTTTCCATTAACCAAAGAGATGATCGGCCCTCGAAAGAACCTATCTCTAATGCTTTTATTGGTTGTCCTTTAAATATTTCTAAGTGTCTGGTCCAAGAAGGAATATGTTGGCTGAACCAATCTTTAGTAAAATTATTTTTCATATTGTTCCTTTTTATATTTTTCCCACCTTTCGGTAAATTTTAATCTATCATCATTGAAATTTGATTTGGCTATCTCATCTACTATATCAGATAACCTTTTTTTATTTAAGTAGTGTTCGTGGAGTACATAAGAGTTCTGAACATATACATATTGGTTACACACACGAGCCTTACTAATTAGTTCAGTATCACAAAAATTATGTCTGTATCCTTCCCACATAACGTCATTTTCATTAAAGAAAGTTCCACCAAAAGTTTTTATATATTCTCTATCAATTAAGAAGTTTGTTCCATTCGGATTGAAGCCGTCATTGACCGCTACTACTCCACCACTTATTGTATTTAATAAAGCACTTTCTAACCAGCCTTCACAAAAAGTAATATCGTTACTACCAGTAAAGAAGTATCGTTCTGATGTGTTTTGATATAGATAGTTTATTCTTTTAGCATAGGATACACAGTCTTTAGGTGATTTAATAAAAACAGTATTTGGCATTTTCTTGGCAGCTTCTTCGGCTTCTGGTTCATCAGTTATTAGATAAATTGTGTATGGATGCTTAGTTGTTTTTTTAATAGTTTCGGCTAGTGGTATTAATCTATCAAACCTACTCATACTAGGTATAAATATAGCAACTGCTTCGTCTGGTAAAGGTCTTTGATAAACTTTTGTGCCGTGATGCCCGATGATTATTGTTGGATCTATAAAGACTTGGTATCCAGCCATCTTAGCTTTCATCATAAAATAAGTATCTTCGGAAATTTCATCATCTGGAAATGGTAATGGTTTCAATCCAAACTCTGTTGCTGGTCTAAAAGCAAAGAAAGGTGGCTGCATTCTTTTAAATACATCAGTCTTTACCATTAAAAATCCAGTTCCAGTAGCATCTATCTCTTTTGTTTCGGTCCATTTTTTAACTTCATCCCACGAATAATCAATTAATTCATTACTAATTAATTTTTTTGCTATTGGTTTTATCTTTTCTGTACGACCAAAACATAAAGCACCGATTATATCTTTGTCCTGTTCTACCATCTTTTCTACAACACCTGGTAAGAAAACCATATCGTCATCGATGAATAACAGATGTGTAGCATTTCGGTTGATTGCTTCTTGGGCCGCACCGTTTCTGGCTTTGGATAAAACTGTTCCTTCTACGAAATTAAAAATCAAATGATATTTACAGGTCTGGGCTAATTGGAGAAGTGATTGTAAGAAACGAAAACTAGGGTTTCCCATCGAGGGAACTGATACTAGGATTATCACTTCATCTTGTGTCATAATATAACTATATTCTAACACCAAATGATAAAAGAACTATACACCGTGGATATGCCCGATGGTGACGAAGAAGTTATAAAGGCTGTACCACGAAAACAAGCAGTAAAAATTGGAGAACGATACAATGGATTTCCTTCATTAACTAAGTTCGTCAAAGACTATCTTCCTAATAAATTAAAAAACAATTGGCATCATAATCTTTTCTACGATATTTTATCTAATGGAATAATAACTGGACCAGATGGAAAGTTAGATCTTAATATGGAAAGGCGGGCTAATAAAAAGATCCGCAGAGAAAGATTAACTACTAAAGTAAATAATAAAATTTTAGTCTTAGCACCTCGTTTCCACGCAAAATCAACGGTATTTACCATAAATTATCCTTTGTACGAGATATATAAAAATCCAAATGTCCGTATTATGATTGTTTCGGCTAATGAAAATATTGCTGTTTCGTTCAATAGAGCCATAATGAACCAGTTAGAGAATAATGAGAAGTTAGAAAGAGCCTTTGGTAGTATAGTTCCAAGATTTGAAGCCAATAAGAAGTGGGGTGAGAAAGCAATTGTCGTAAAAAGAAACACTAATGAGAAAGATCCAACGGTTACTGCTATCGGTATGGGTGGTAAATTAATATCCAGAAGGGCTGACATCATTATTTTGGACGATGTTATCGATATGGATAGTTCCAGAACTAAGGCTATGCGGGATAAAACCAAAGAGTGGTTCGAAAATGTCTTGTTGCCTATCCTTGAACCTGAAACTGGTCGTCTAATTATTGCTGGAACGGTCTGGAATCGAGATGATATCTATGATTATTTGTGGAAAGAAAGCCATTTTGATATCAAACTCAAATTAAAAGCACTTATTTATAATCCAAATAACTTTAAAGAACTAAATATTGGCACTGATAATGAGAAAGTGCTAAAGAATGAGATTAAATATAACCCTTCAGAGTATCCTTTGGCCTTAAATGTCAAAGATGTTTTCAGTGATAGTGTAATTAAGTGGTATCAACTCGGTAGAAAACTGGCAACTGGTGTTTTATGGAAGGAAAAATGGAGTTGGGAAAACCTTATGGAAGCAAAACGCCATATGAGTAATGGTTCTTTTATGCGACAGTATCTAAATGAGCCAGGTGGAGAAGAAGAAAGAGTATTCCAAGAGAAATTTTTAAGAGAATCATTAGCCAATGGTAGAGATTTAATCTATTCTTGGGATAATTTAACTCCTAAATATGAAAGTTATGGTCGTCTTATTACTGCTATAGGTGTTGATTTAGCTATCTCAAAGAAAAAGACTGCCGATGATACCGCTATATCTGTGTGGGGATTATCTGAACAGTCCAAAAGAATACTTTTATGGCTTGATATTGGTAAGTTCAGTCCAGATGAAGTGAAGGCAAAGGTGATTGAACTGTATCATAACTTCAATCCAGTAAAGGTTATGGTTGAAAATGTTGCTTATCAGGATATGATGAGGCAAGACTTGGCAAAAGAGGATATACCAGTCGAGGGTTTTCACACTACTTCAGGTAAAAAGTTCAATGAAGAAACTGGTTTATCGTCAATGGCGATGTTATTTGAACAGAGAAAAGTAGTTATTCCAAAATGTACCGATAATAAACAACACGCTGATATGGTTAAGAGGTTGATGCACGACCTAACTATCTACAGTTATGATCAACACGCTGGAGATTCTTTGATGTCGTCTTGGTTTGCTTTTGAAGCACTTAGAGATTTTGATAAAAAATTAGCCAGTAACCGTGGATATTTTTCTTCGGCTGCTTTAGTGAATATGATTAAAGGAACTACTGTAGCCAGAAAACTAGTAGTCTTTGGTGGAAATCCACCAGCATTTAAACTTGCAGATAATTCTTTAGTCTATACTTTCAGGCCAATTATATTCGAAGATCACCGACCTAAAATATTCTTTGATCCAACGGAAAAGTTTATGCTCTATGTTACTAGGCGTGATAGGACTGTTGGATATATCTTTGAAAAAATAACCAGTGAAATTGTTGGAAAAATTGAAGGCGATATAACTGCAATCTTTGCTTCTTCAATGTTAGAGAAAGTTGGAAGGTTCTTTAATAACGCCCAGATTATTATTGATCGCACTGGAGAAGGTGATGCTTTATTTATAGAACTCAATAAAAGAAACTATCCTTACCTTACCTGTATGCAACCAGATAAAGATGGTTTGCCGACCTATGGTGAAGGATTTAGTATCACTAGCAGTAATCTTCCTCTTTCAATAGATTATTTTAAAATGCAGGTTGATGGTTTAGAAGTTAAAATTCCAGACGAATCTTTATTAAAGGAAATGAGTGAATTAATTTCGGCTCAAGGTGATAAATTAGAAATGGGTTTTGGTGACGGCCAGAGATTAATGACGGTGGCTACTGGTCTATGGCTTTTAGATAATTACGAAAACAATGAGAAAACTTCTTTCAATAGGACCACTAAGAAAAAACTAGACAAAAAAATTAATGTTCGTTATCGTGTTTTTAATTATTGATAAATAAATTATATAATCAGATATGACAATGTTGCAGGATTACAAAAATAGAAAGAAGAAAAGTTATGATTTGGCCAAACCTCATTGGTCCAGAGCAATCGACAACTATAAACACTATTTTGGTAGACTAGATGTCGGTGATACTAAAGAGGGTGATTATCCTTTTCAATCTCAAATAGTTATTCCAATTTCCTACGAAGTTGTAGAAACAGTGATGCCAAGAATAATTGGCCGTGATCCAGAATTTACTACAATTGCTATGGAATCCGAAGATGTTGATTATGAACAAGTTGCTAAACTAACTGTAGAAACTGGCTACAATAACGCCAAATTAGAATTACTTGGTGAACCAATTTATCTTAAACTTCAAAGAGGTGTTAAAGAAATGCTAGTCACTGGTAATATGGTTCTTCGTGCTTATTGGAGAAGGGAAACCCAAAAGAGAATGAAGTATCTTGCTAACTTAGAATCGGCTGGTTTTGATGGCGAAGAAGATATTAAAAAAGTAATGGAATCTGCCAAGAAACTCGGCAAAGAAAAAGATGTTACTTTCTCAAAGAAGCTAGTTGATTGTCCTTATCTTGATGACTTCGATGTTAAATTAGTTCCATTCTTTATGTTCTTTCCAGATGTTGAAATGATTGAAACTGGAAGGATGAGATACAAAATTGAAAGTGACTATATGACCTTGGAAGAACTCCAAGATGAAGCTGAAATGTTTGAATACGACAATGGTGTAATGGAAGAAATAATTGCTTCAGTTAAAGATAATCGAAGTGGTTTCACTCCAGATATTACTAAAGATTTTATGAAGGATTACAATGATGTTTTTTCAACTCTAAGTCCTTCAACTTTTTCAACTGATGACGAGAAAATTCCATTATTAATGGTAGATAAAATGTGGATGGGTGATAAGGTTTGTGTTGTCGTAAATGAAAAATACAATCTTACTGGCGATAAAGGTATGGATAATCCTTATGATGTTAAAAAAGATCCATTTATTTTTGGCCACGATGTAACTATTCCACACTCATACTTCTCTTATGGTGAAATTGATGCGATGAAGAAAGCCGAAGATGCTAACAATGACATTATCAATATGCGATTCGATAATCTTTTATCTTCAATGTTGAACTACTGGCTAGTCAATCCAAATATGGTTGATCCAAATGATGAGTTCTCACCAATTCCAAGTTCAATAACTTATGTTAAAGACATTGATCGTTCAGTCAAGGTAATCAATGGAAATAATGTTACTCCAACTGCCTATAAAGAATCTGAAGAATTATATGGAATGATCCAAAGAATTACTGGTGTCAATGATTATGCTAAGGGTTCTGAAGGCGAAACACTTGCTGGTAGAACTTATGGTGGATTAAGACTTGTTCAAGAAGCTAGTAATGCTCGTTTCATTATAAAATCAAGACTATTCGAAAAACTTACACTCAAATCTCTTGGATACTTTATTCTTGAAATGAGTAAACAGTTTATAAATAAAGATAGAATAATCCGACAGTTCGGTGCTGATGGTGAAGCTGTTTCAAAAGAAGTTTCAGCTAGTAAATTAAAATCAATTAAAGGAATTATGGATATGAAAGTAATTCCAAATAGTTCTATGGTAATTGATGAACAGGCTGAAGCTGTTAAATTAAATGCTCTAGCTGATCGTTTCTTAACTAATAAAGGACCATTCGAAAATATACCTGCCGAAGTTTACGACAAATTCTTATTGAAGTTCCTTCAGGTTTACGGTATCCACGATGCTATGTATTGGATTCGTGAAATTAAAAAGAACCGTGAGAAATTAAAAACTGAAGAAGAAAAAGCGGCAAAGGTTACAACCACTCCGACAACTGATACTACTGTTAAACCAAATGGTCCAGACTTACCAGCAGTCAGTATTCCTACAATTCAACCAGGTGGAGTAGTTAATCAACCAAACCCATTGGAAATGATTATGAATGCTGGGGGGGGTATATAAATGCCAGTTCCATTAATTGTTCCACTAACAATGGCGGGGGTAACTGGTGCTACTATGTTAGCTAAGGCTATTGGTGATAAAAACAGGAAAGAAGATCTTGAAAGATTAAATCCTACTCCAAAAGTAGAAACTATCCAACAAAATAAATCTCCATTAATGGGTGCTATTGAAAGTTTTGGAAATATGGGTGGTGGAATGTTAAAGGCGATTGGTGGAGTAATTCCTCAAGTAAAAACATTTGTTAATAATGTTGAAAGTGGAGTTTATTCTGATAGACCAAAACAACAGGAATTGAAAATTCAACCAACTCCATCTCCAATAAAGTCAGCTGTTTTGGAAACTCCAACACCGACACCAGTTATGGCTAGAAACATTGTTCAGGCCAAAGAAGAAATTAAACCAGAAGAAAATGTTTTTACTGGTAGAAGTGAAAAATTTAATGCAATTAAAAAAGTAAATGAGGAAGGATATCAAACACTATCAAACATACTCAAACAATCTGGTGCTAATGACTTAGAAACTCAACTAGCATTAGATGTTGCTGCACAAGAAAGTGAACTTGGTCGTTTAGACAAAAATTATAATTGGCCAATATCTACATCTCGTGGACCATTTATGTTCAATCAAGGAACTTGGAATGATTATTTACAATCTAATCCAGAAGCGGCTAAAAGAAAAGCTGATAGAAGTGATCCAAAAGAAGCAGTTGAGGCTTTCTTATTTGCAATTAGGAATGGAATTAAAGGTCAAGGTCTTAGTAAATGGAATGCCTCTAAAGATGTTTGGGGTAGTTCATATACTCCACAAGAATTGTCGGTGTTCAAAAAGTAGGGTATAATTTTTCAATGTATAACAAAAAAGATTGTTGTAGTGTTTGTGGTACAATTGTTGTAGAAGCATATACAAATATTGGATATGGTAATTTCTATAAACGATATTTATGCCCTAAATGTAACGAATTAAAGAAAATTAAAACAGAATGTCAATCCTGCAAAAAGTCAATCAAATATTTAGTAAATGGCCAGTACGAAAAGAAACTCTGCAACCACTGCCAACAAAACCAAAACAAAAAACTAAAACAACAAGTATCAATAACAAAGATACCAAGTTGGAGATTAAAGATAGACGATGCAACTCCAGACGAAGTTACCACACTACCAAGTCAAGCATTTGGAATGCCGACAAAAAGTCTGAATCAATGGAACGAATATTACGAGCAGCCACACGAAATACAAAAGCAGCGGGAATTTCAGAAAGAGAAAGAAAACTTAACCAAAGAACTTCTAGCATAAAAAGACTTTATCAGAATCGAGATTTTAAACTGTTCTGGAAAAAAATGTGTAATGATGAAAATTTCTGGTTAAATGAAATTCAAAAGCCAGCTGGAATTAAAGACGGTGTTACCCTAGATTACTACTACGGTTTTTGTAATGGCAATTTAAAAGCTATTGCCGAACTTAGAGATTTTGTAATGGGTTATCAGTTTAAGATTGATAAAGATGCTATCAAGAAAGACGAAGAAAATAGATCCAGAAAAAATATGGCGTGATTTGGTTAAGTCTGGCAAAAAGATAAAACGAAATGACGAAGTAATTAAATTTAAACTTTCCGACAAAGAAATTGAAAAGTGTAGATATGAAGTGATTGATAAGAATTTAAGACTAGCTGAATGTACTGTTCATCGTGGAGAATGTTCACACGGTGTTAAATTATGGCCAATTCATTTATGGGAAATTAAAGAAGGCTTGGTTTATCAAAAAATTAATGGAGAATGGATACTCTGGAAACCAAATTTTAAAAATAATCTAAAAAGGTTTGAAACTTAAATGTGGTATTATTTATATATTAATTTAAACAAAAAATATGGCCGAAAATAAACCAGACTTTTTACAAAATCTTGGGGATACTCCCGAAGAAAAAGATTTATTAAATGCCTTAGATGGCGAACCAGAAGGAGAACAAAATGAAGAAAATAAAACAGATAATCCTGATAATAAGGGTGAAGATAGCGGATCTGATAATGCCGCTGGAGATCAAAAGAAAGAGGATGGGGAAGATGGTGGATCTGATAACAAGGATAGTGGAGAAGAATCAGAAGAAAATGGAGATGGAAAAGAATCCGAAGATAAAGAAAACGGAGATGGTGAGAATAAAGATGATAAGAAGCCAGATGGTGAAGAAGGGGAAGATAAATCCAATATTCCAGATGCAAATAAAACCGATAAAAAACCAGAAGATAAAAAAATCTTTGGAAAATATAAAACGATAGAAGATGCAGAGAAAGGTCATAAAGAATTAGAATCAGCTTTTGGCCGTGTAAATGCGATGCTTGAAGGATATAAGACTGGAAAAATTCCAGCCAATATTCCAGAAGGTAGTGCTGCTTTGCTTAAAATGGCTGAAACTCCAATGATTAGGTTTAACAAACCAAATATTAGAGAATATACTGATGCTGATGGTATTTTAGATGTCGAGGCTTATATGGGTGAATATACCAAGAACTTAATTGTTGGTTTTCAAAAATCAATACTTGGTGGTCCACTTGCAGCTGCACAATTTGGAATACTTCAAGATGCTATGAAAGAAGAAAGTAAAAGTAGAACTGAAGCACTCCAAAGAGATGCCGAATCTGAAGAAATTAGTGACAAACTTTATACTAATTTTCCAATCTTAAAGAAAAATAAAGATGTTGAAGAAACTGTTAGTAATGCTATTATCGGTGCTAAATTAATGAGAAAGCGACAAGCTGAAGCTAGTGGTCAAGAGTTAGTTCCATTTACCTATGAGGATTACGAAAAAATTGTTTCTTCGATTTTAGGTAATGGTAAAACTATTAATCAAGAACAGAAAGTTGATAAGGTTGAAAAGATAAATCCAAGTCCTACATTCAAATCTAATGGTTCTAAATCTAACGAGATTGATGACATAATTGATGGAATGGCAAAAGTTTCTAGTAAAACTTCAATATTCTAATTATGGATGTAACCACGAAGAAAGTTATTTTCACTAGGCACGCTAGAGAAAGGCTTGATGAATTTAAAATTCCAATTAATAAAGCTGTTTGGATGTTTTACAATGCCTTGGATATTCACCCAGACGATGATAAATCGTTTAAAAAGTATGTAACAGATAAGTATAATAATGACGGTGTTTTTTACCGACAATTTGAAACTATTATCTTTGTTGCAACTACAAAACAAAATAAATTTAACCCTGATGAAGAAGTTTATATTGTGATTACGGTGAATGATCAAAGAGTAAATCTTAGGAAAGCCACTTGGTTAGGATAATAACTTGACAAACTAAAAAAATAATTATCAAATATATTAGAGTAACTTAATAGTTAAGGATACTTCTGATATAGAACCCGAAAGGATACTTCGATTATTAGAACCCGATAAGCTGAAAAGTTATCCTGCTATTATTATTAGTTTTTTGTAAAAATTATGTCTAATCTAAAAGTTGTTAGAGCAACTGAAAACATAAATCAAGACAGTCGCAAATATGATGTGTCCGATAAACTCTGGTTATTGGATGCTGATGTTGCTGTTTTGGCTTTCTTTGCTCGTAAACTGGCCAAAAAGGCAGTTATTGATCCAGAATTTCGATGGTTTGAAAAAAGTTCTCCAGCTCGTTACAGTACTGCTAATTATAGTACTGGTTATACCGCTGCTGAAACTTCTGTAGTTGTTGATGATGGTACTGTTTACCGAATTGGTATGGTTGTTCAAAACCTTACTACTGGTGAACAAATGTATGTTAGTGGAGTTTCTACCAATACCCTTACTTTAAGTAGGGCTTGGGGTACTACTTCTGCTGATGCTATTGCTGATGGTGCGGTTCTCGCTATCGTTGGTAACGCAAATGCTGAAGGTGCTGCAACTCCAGCTTCTTTAACAAGTTTGCCTGTTAAGAAAACCAATTACTGTCAAATTTTTAGAGAATCTATCGAAGTTACTAACACTGAAAAATCCACTGAACTTTATGCTGGTGGTAGTGATCTCAATCAATTAAGAAAAGAGCATCTTGATCTGCATATGAAAGATATCGAAAGAGCTTTCTTATTCGGTGAACCAAAAGAAGATGTTTCTATCGTTGGTACTAACGGTCCAATGAGATCTACTGGTGGTGCTAAGTATTTCCTTTCTACAAATGTATCTGATGTTTCGACATCAACTGGCATTTTAACTAATGCTATTTTTGAAACTTTTGTTCGAGGAGTGTTTGCTAAGGGTGGCCAAAAGAAAATGGCTCTAGTTTCCCCATTGATTGCTTCTGCAATTAATTCGTGGGCTGCTGGTAAGTTGATTCAATATCCAAAAGATAAAACTTTCGGTATTGCTATCACTCAATACCTTTCAATTCACGGTGCTTTAGACTTCACTATCGAAAGACTATTTGCTGAAAATAGCACTTGGGGTGGAATGGGATTTGCCTTTGATATGGCTAATCTTGGTTATCGATACCTTGCCGCAAATGGTGAGAATCGTGATACCAAACTGTTGAAAGATCAACAGAGCAAAGGTTATGATAAAACGGTTGATGAGTATCTCTCTGAAATCGGATTATTTTTAGCCGATGAAGCTAGCCACGGTTTGATTAAGGGTGTTACTTCCTATACCTAATTAGGATCTGATTAATCCCCCTGCTGAAATATGTGGGGGGATTTTTTTGGTATATAATCTGCTATGGACCGAATCTGTTATGTCTGCAATATCCGAAAGGATATTTCACTTTTCCCTGTAGATAAAAAGAAAGGTGGATATTCTTATCGTTGTTTTGAGTGTGAAAATAAATTAAAACTAGAAAAAAAAAGACATTATGCCGACTATAATCAAAAGTATTTAAAGGAATACAAGAAGGAATATGTTGTTGGAACTGATAGGGCCAGAAAATATCAAGAGAATTATAGAGATAGAGGTAATCAAGATAAGATATTGGCGAGGAAACTTGTCAATAATGCCATTAAATCTGGGGTGTTAAAACCGCTTCCTTGCTGTATTTGTGGTAAAAAGGCACAAGCCCACCACGAGGACTATTCAAAGCCCTTAGAAGTCATCTGGTTCTGTAAGCAGCACCACGAAGAACACCACCATAAAGAATCAGATAATGTATAATAGAAGTGTTAATAGTTATTTTAAAAAGTGAAATTCTATTCAAAATATAATAAACTCCAAATGTGGTTATCTCCAGCACAATATTCGTTTTCAACTACAGGAGAAAGATATTACAACCCTGGACGAATGATCCAATTCGATAATGGTACAGTAGATGTTACTGATCCAGAAGATATTAGAAGAATTTTAGAAAGCCCATTAGTTAAAAATAATGAAGTTTGGACTTTAGAAGTAGTCGCTAAAAAAGAAAATGATGTTGTAGAAGGTCCTGTTGGAAATCCAAAAGAAACAGTTATCACAAACCTAGACGGTGAATATGTTTGTACTATTTGCGGTAAGGCTTTTACCACAAGAGTTGCTCTTGTCGGACACTCTAGGTCGCATAAAATCAAATAAAATTATAAAATAAAGTATGATAAATACTTTAGAGGCTGTTTTAATCGAAACTAGCCAGATG